CAGTCGCATGGAATAATCACCCGGACAGTACGACGCCGACCGGCTACACTGATATTTTGGCTCCGCATGTTGGCACAACGCTCCAGTCGTATAGGGCGTGGCAGACCAATGCTACCGGGGGCTCGAAGAGCGCCGCCTTCGGCAATAACCAAGAGTTCTTTCAGTTTACCTTCGACGCGCTGACTGGCGATACCACGGCGACTACCGGCACGATCTCGACCACACTGACGAAGGCGGCGATCTCGGCTGCGGCTAAAGAGACCTTCATTGGCACTGTGACGACGAGCCGGGTCAAGGCATCGCAGGCGGCAGCGGGCTGGACAACCGTGTCCGGTACGGTTGCGACCAACCTCACGAAGGTCTCGCAAGCAGCCGTCGATGTCGAGACGTTCATCGGCACGATCTCGACCGCGCTGACAAAGGCGGCGCTGTCGCTGTCGGGCACTACGTTCCTCGCGAGCACGATTGCTACACGCCTGACGAAGCTCTCGCAGTCATTGTCCGCCAAAGAGACGATGACGGGCACGATCACGACGACACTGACGAAAGCGAACCTGTCGCTCACCGGCACGGCAATCGCTTCGACGGGCGTGATCACTACCCACCTCACCAAGGCGAGCCTGTCGCTTGCGGCGACCGAGAAGTTCATCGCCAACACGGTTACGACCACACTGCGCGGCGTCTCGGAAGCAGGCGCGGGGTGGACGACGGTTCGCGGCACGATGGTCACCACGCTGCGCGGCATCTCGCAGATCAGTTCGCCCGACCTTGAAATCTTCACCGGCACGATTGTCACGAATATTGACACGGGCGCGGCCATCCATCTCTCCGCCCATACCTTCGAAATCTTCACCGGCACGGTCGTAACCCGGTTGGGGCAGCCCGCGCTCGCGCTCATCGCGCTCGAAGAGTTCATCGGTACGGCCACGACCCGGCTCGGCGGCGAGAATGGAAAAATGACCGCTACCGTGGTGCAGGCATTGGAAATCATCGAAGGACCGCTTGAGACAGTTCTGCCGCCGTTTCGGCCCCTGATCCTCGGCGCGGAGCTTGGCACACCGGGCGGAGGCAAATGGTTTTCGTGGCGCTACAACGACGCATAAGTTGACAGTATCTTCCGTGCGCTAACCCGTATAAAATCTCATCTGAAAATCGAAGGAAAAATCCCATGGCCGCAAATCCTATGGTCTCAATGCTGAGCGCGCGTGCTGCGCTCGACGCCTTGCTCGCCCTGCTCAACACGGGCGGCGCGGGCCACATCAAAATCTTCACGGGCGCTATGCCCGCTACGGCTGAAACGGCGGACAGCGGCACGCTGCTCTCGACGCTCACGCTGAGCGCGACGGCATTCCCGGCCTCCACTGATCCCGGCTCGACCGGCTTGGCGACTGCCACCGCCAATGCGATCACGTCCGATACCAGCGCCGCTGCGACCGGCACCGCCGGTTACTTCCGAGCGTACAGCGGCGCGGGCACGTGCATCGTGCAGGGAACGGTCGGCACATCTGCCGCCGACATGATCCTCAACACGACCTCGATTTCGGCGGGCGCTACCGTCGCGATCACGTCTTGGGTTGTGACGCTGCCTGACGGTTCGGGCGCTGACTAATCCTCAGCAAAAATGGTTTGGAAATATCAATGGGGCCTCTTCACGGAGGCCCCATTTTTCTAAACGAAAATTGCCAGTTGTTCTTCTGAATTTAGTGCTGTAGTCTTGCGTCAACAATTTGGCACGACTTCATTTCCGGCATGCGCCGATGTTTGAAGACCCGGCCTGAAATTTCGAAGCTCTCCATGGGGCGAGCGGACAAAACACCTTCACCCCACAACCATCGGAGAGTACCATGGTCAGCGTTGCCACCCAGATTTCGGACGTGATTGTCCCCGCCGTCTTCACGCCGTACACCCAACAGTTGACGATGGAGAAGACCGCGATCATCCAGAGCGGCGTCGCTGCTCGCGATGACTTCCTCGACAACCTGCTCGCGGGCGGAGGTCTTACCTTCACCGTGCCGTCTTGGCAGGACATCGGCGATCCGGCGGAAAACGTTTCCGACGACGTTCCGACCAACGTCTCGACCCCCAACATCACCCAGACCTCAGCCGAAGTCGCGGTGCGCCTCTCGCGTAACGCAAGCTGGAGCACGATGCGTCTGACCACGGCGCTCGCCGGGTCCGATCCGATGCAGTCCATCGCGTCGCGCGTCTCCGACTACTGGGTCCGTCGCTTGCAGCGCGCCTTCGTCGCGGTTGCCAACGGCATCTTCGCCAACAACGCCCTGTCCGATCCCACACTGGGCCGGTCCGGTCAGCTTGGCATCAACGCCGCCTACGGCGCGCAGAACGACCTGACCCATGACATCTCGGGCGTGTCCTTCTCCGCTGGCGTGACCAACTTCTCGGCGTCGGCCTTCATCGACACCGCGACCCTGCTCGGCGACGCTGCCGAGGACGTGACCGCCGTGTTCATGCACAGCATCGTGTACTCGACCGCTCAGAAGAACAACCTCATCGACTTCATCCCGGACAGCGAAGGCAAGGTCAACATTCCGACCTTCCTCGGTCGCCGGGTCATCGTTGACGACGGTATGCCCAACCCCGCTGGCGACGCCAGCAACGGCGCGCAGACCTCGGCTGGCATCTACCACACGTGGCTCGTCGGCCCTGCTTCGTTCCGTCTCGGCGTTGGCACTCCCATCGTCCCGACCGAAGTCTTCCGTAGCCCCGATGCCGGTAACGGCTCCGGCGCGGATACCCTCTACAATCGCGTGGAGTGGGTCATCCATCCGGTCGGTCATGCCTACGTCGGCAGCCCGGCGAAGGAAGGCGGGCCGACCAACGCGGCGACTTCGAACAACCTCGCGCATTCCCACTCATGGGTCCGCGTGTTCCCGGAGCGCAAGCAGATCAAGCTCGCCCGCCTGATCACCCGCGAGAGCTAAGCGGTTTGATCTTCGGCTGAAAAGCCAAACGGGAATTGACAAACAGGGCGGCGGCTAAACCGCCGCCCTTTCTCTTAGCGGAAGGAACATCAACATGGCTGGCAGCGATCTCAGCACCTCACTCAATAAGAGCGGGCAGACTGGCGCGTCATCGCGCGAATACAACAAGCATCAGCGGTATAGCTCGAAGGCCAAGCGGCGTCACGATGACCAGCTTGCCGCGTTCCTTGCCGCTCAGGCCACGCGGCTTTCGACCACGTCCGCGACGGTCTTCACGAAGCTCACGAAATATGGCGCGGACCGCGTCAAGGCCGCTGCAAATCTCGCCGCGCTTCCCTAACACGGTTGCGCTGGCGCTGAGTTGCGGATAAGGAGGGGGACACTTCGGTCCGTAGATCGCGCCACGCACCGCCCCGGGGGAGAAATCCCCCGGGGCAAACTTTCCTGTCCCCAGCACCATGAGGTGAATACATGCCGACCCCCAAGCAGGCCATTGCAGAAGCTCTCCAGTCTCTCGACCACACGAACGACGCTCACTGGACTGACGACGGCTCGCCGCTCGTATCAGAAATTCAGCGGCTCGCAAACGACAAGACAATCACGCGAGCCCAGATCAACGAAGCCCTCCCCGGCTTCGCGCGCAAGACCGAAGACACCGTCGCCGAGGAAGTCCAGCCCGACGACGAAGTCTCGGATGAAGCGCGCGGTGCTTACCAACTGATGAAGGCCCCGGAAGAAGCGAGCGATGATTTGCTCGCGGGCGACGATGACACCGCCGAGGCCGAACGCCTTCGCAGGATTGCCTATCAGCGCGTCGTGGACGCGGAGATCGCGATCACCGAAGCGAAGAACGCCGTGGCTGACGCTACCCGAGCCGTCACGATGGCTGAGCAACGGCATACGCGGGCGCTCCAGCTTTATAGCTCGAAGTATCCTCCGCTGACAGCGGCGGAGAATATCAAGCAGCATCTCGCGCGTCAGCAAGAGGCACTGCGCGAACGGCTCACCGGCCATCGGTTCGAACCGAACGTGGCTCAGAACCCGGTCGATGCTACCCTGATGGACCGCAAGCGGAACAACGGGCGCAACAACAAGGGTCAGGCCCCGGGCAAATTCCTACCCCGTTCACTAGCTGTCGGCGGCTAACCGTCGCTTGATCCACGAGGCGACTGATGGCCATCTTCATTCCGGGCAAAGTTACTGTGAAGCGCCGCCGTGCAGCGATGCAGGCGGCGCTTCACGTTACGCGTAACAGGCGGGATGCGCGGGTTGCCAAGCAGATCAAAGACAACAAGACCTTTAGCGCATCGCCGCCGAACCCTGACGTGATGAGCGGTACGCAAGGGAACGGGAGAAACGGACTATGACCGCGATCTTCTCAGTACAGGACGAGACGGGCACCGTCACTCAACTCACGCTCGCGCCCTCGCCGTCGCCGTCGCTCGTGATCAGCGTCGGCGATACCGGCATTTACGCCGGGTTGCCCGACGACGGGACCTCGGGCTTTCAGGCCCCGACTTTTCAGTCCCTTCCCTTCACCGTATCTCAAGTGCTCGACAACGAGCACTTCTCAATCGCGACCGTCAATTCGAACGGGGCCGACTGGCCAGCGGGCGGCGTGATCACGTGGACGACCGGCGCGAACACAGACGACACATCGCTCGTCTTCGAGATCGATGGCGCAAACGCGTACATAACCGTAGCCGAGTTTGAGAAATATCATCTGGCGCGCGGCAACGCCGTGCCCGCAGGCGCGACGCCGCAGCAAATCCAGCAGGCCATTGTGCAGAGCACGGACTACATCGATCAGAAGTATCGCTTCTCCGGTATCAAGCGATTGCAGACCATCGGCAAATCTCTGATGGATGCGAACTCGTCATTCCTCGAAAGCTGGCTGACGCCCTATTCGCTCAACGTCGTCTCGTATCTGACGCCGAGCACTTCGAAGCAGAGCACGGAGTGGCCGCGTCAAGGCGTCGTGGACTTCAACGGAGACACGGTCAACGGCATCCCCAAGGCGGTCAAGTCGGCCTGCGCGGAGCTTGCCATCCGCGTGCTCAACGGCATCTCGTTGCAGCCGGATTACGACACCGGTCTCGTCGGTGCAGGCGGCGTGGTCTCATCGATCACCAAGAAAGTCGGCCCGCTGGAGACCGTCACCGCATACGACACAAAGTTCGGACTTGGCTTCTTTGCCTCATTTCCCATCGTTGACCGGATGCTCAGCAAGGCCGGGCTGCTCAGCGCGGGCGGCAGCCGAACCGTGATCCGCTAAGCCCGAAATGGCCAGTTGTTCGGGACATGGGGATAACATAGAATGACCACGAAATTCGACTATAAGCAGGCGATCACGGATGCCGACAACCTCATCCAATTTTTCGGGATGGATGCCGTCCTCCGTCGCAAGGGAAGTAGCCCGGAAGACCGGCCCTGTCGGGTCGCGATAATCGAGTACAACCCGCGCGAGAAGCCTTCTGATCTTTCCAACCCGACCGACCGCAAGGTCATCATGTCGGCGGAGAACTCGGAAGTGCAGTTGATGCCGCCTGACAACGAGCTTGATCAGCTAGTGACGTTCGTGCAGCCCCCAACGAACCCGCCGGTTGTGGATGAAATCTTGCCGATGACGTGCAAGCCGAAGAAGACAGCGCCAGCCGGGGTCACGGTCATTTGGGAATTTACGGTGCGTCGATGACGGCGAAAGCGGACAGACGGCAACTGATTTTGGACAGGCTGATGACAATCTTGTCGGGCCTGTCCGTTACGCTAACGGACGGGTCCGTAATTCCGGCGGGCAACATCGTGCACAATCGCGATGAGCTTCCGGGAGAAAAGGTCCCGGGCATCATCCTCTTGGATGCCGACGAGGTCAGAGACGCGCGCTTCCCGAGCAATCAGGGACGCAGCGAGCGGCCCAGCCCCGGCATGATGCGGATGACGCCGGAGATTTACGTCGTGCTCAACGTGCGCAAGCCGCACAACACGAACGTCGGCGAGGACTTGAATTTGGTGCGCGCAGCGATCTTGGATTTGGTCCTGCACGACAAGCCCCTCCAAGCCTTCACGGGCTCGGGCGGGACGATAAGTTTGGATGGTTGCTATACCGACTTGGCGCGCAACCGTCAGATGAAGGGCCAGATGGGGTTGTCGATTTGTTTCGGCTATCCGTTTATCCCCGATGAGTTTGCGGCAGCCTAACGGAGAGCACCATGCCTATTGGAAACGAACATATCGAGGGCTCTCTCGTCAGCCCGAACATCG